CGTTCTCCCAGTGGTCAAGAGGCTGTATCATCGTTTTGTAGCGGACGTGCTGACTTTTCAGTGCGGCGATGTACACATCATCTATCTTGTTGTAGTAGTTCATCTAAACACCGCCTTGTTTATATCGTCCACCTCAGTCCAGCCGATCGTCACTTTAACAATGCCGATATCCGCTATGCCTGCCCCGTATGAGCGCACAGGGTTTGATGTTATTTGTACTATCTTCACATCTCCCTTGTCTGTTTTTAACAGGAAAGGTCCGCCCGAGGATACCAGGTCATTCCAGTCGGCTATGTCTATGTAGCGTGCTGTAACATCTTTGTTTATTGTGATCTCGGTGTTTCTGCGGTTTATGAGTATCGCTGTTAGTGTGCCCTTATCGTAGTTGTCATTGCCGTGTACGTATTTCGGTTTTGCACTTTCGGCATTGTAGATCATGCCGTTTATGCAATTCTCGATGTTTCCCGGCTGCACATCGTAAGCGAATTCGTACAGCGCACTGTCTGTGCTGTATTCATGTTTACCTGTGCGCACGAGCTTTCGTATCGACCACATCGTGCTGTCGCTGCCGAAAACATACACGGGGCCACGGCTTATCTCACCACGGTACAGCTTGCCTTCATCGTCCGAACCGAATACATAATACTTGTAGTACCTGCCGTGCCCCTCCGTAATGTGCCCAAATTCGGTCTCGCAGTTATTGACTTCTGCACTGCCGTAATAATGAGGGCTTCCGAAATGATCTTCGTCAATGCCTTCTGATGTTTTCTCAAAGCTGTATATCCCGACCGTCCTCATACCCTCGGCGCTGAAATACTCGGGGTCGAAACTTATCTTATAATTCGTTTCTTCCCAATTTATAGCGTCTATCTCAAATGGGTGAGCCGAATTGTACGCTGACGCTCTGACTCCCAGCATATATGTCTTAGTGTAGTTGTCCTGCGTTGTCACCTCGCAGGAGATGCGCAACCCATAGCCGGTGCTGCCTATTTTCAGGTCCGTACTGTCGGCAAGCCTGCCCAGTACAGGGAAAGTCCCTTCGATAATCTGACTGTATTTTCTCTCGTCTTCAAATTTCATGAGGTAGTAGGTGCTGCCATTCGTTTCAAGGTTGGCATAGTACTCCACGGTGAGCTTGTAGCTCTGTATGCCCGTACCGTTTGCCTGTGAGTACGTACCGCTTACTTGCAGACCGTCTGCGTCTACACTGTAGGATAGTGTCACAGATGGCGCAGAGCGTCCGTAGAAAGCGAAAGCATCACAGGTGAGGTAGTTTGTCAGGAGCTTGAACTTTTCGCCCTGTGTGGCTCTCCTTGCGCTGTAGGGCGTGCCGTTTATCTTTACCGATGAAAGCACGGTCGCTATGCCTGTATCGGGATCGTAGCTTTCTATCATCATCATTGTGTTTTTAAGCTGTATGACACAGCCGCCTATGAGCCTTGTTGGCGTGTCCACATCGTATCGTGCAGGACGTATATAGGTTATGCCCTTACCGATGTTGATATCGGTAGTCGTCTCACTGTCAGCCTGTATCCTGCCCGAACCCATGTACACATCGTACCGTCCCGGGGAAGTTTCGTTCTCGGTCATGTTCTGTCTTGCCTGATAGATCGTCATGATACACAGCTGGTCGTACCCGTTGCCCAGCGTTCTTCCGTTCATGCCTATGGTCATGGTCTCGCCACGTCCCACGATCGGCTCATAGCCGCTGCCGAATGATGTGTATACAGGTGAACGCACAGCATTCATGTCATGCACATCTATGGCGATATGACTGAGACAGTCACAGTTCACCGTGCAGGTCAGTTCTCTTTCCTCGGTGAGGTCTATCGTTCTGCCGTCATAGCTGATGTTCGTCAGCGTCTGTATTGTTGATCTCATCGTACACCTCCCGATATGCCTGTACGGTTCTCCGCATCGAGGAAATCACTCATATAGCGGTCGAACGCATCTTTAAGTTCTGTCTGTATCTGCTGTATAGCTGCTTCGTCCGCATTGCCCTCGATGTTGACGATTATATCGCCTGCGGTATAGTTGACAGTGCGGTTTGTGTTGTTATTGTTTGTTGTGCTGCCGCCGTTTACTGTAGGCAATGTCAGCCCCGAAAGGTCGGGCAGAAGATCACGCAGGGACATTCCGCCTATTTGTCCCATACGTTCTGCAAGGCTCTCGCCGTCAAAGTTCCCGAGCTTTAACAGTGTCTGGGTCAGCGCAAAGTTCTTGTCTGCAAGTGATGTCCTTGCATCCGAGATAGCCTGACTGTTCTTCTCGCTGTGGAAACCTGCCGTGCCGCTGAACACCTGCACTTCCTGCTTTTCAGCTCGGTTCAGGTCGTCCTGCGCCTGTTTCAGCTCTCGCAGAGAGTCTATCATGGACTTGGTCTTTGTAAGTTCCTCATCCTGCTCTTTAAGCTTGTTCTCATGAGCCTTAGTGCGGTCTTCCTCCAGCTTCTGCAAGCCCTGATAGATCTTGACCTGTAAATTGCGCCATTCGTCCTGCTTTTCAGCAGACCAGCTGTAATACTTCTCGCCCAGGGCTCTCAGCTCATCATAGTACTGCTCCGCTTCGATCTCGCCCATTTTGAAGCGGTATTCCAGCTGTGAGAAATCTTCTTTTTCTTGTGCTTCCCAGGCGAGCTGACTTTCGCTCTTGCCGTTTGAGTATGAATTTCCCGAACTTCCGCCCGATCCCGATGAAGATGATCCGCCCGAACTTCCCGAGTATATCCGTCCCGAAGCTATGCTGTCAGCTATCCTGCGGTAGCCTTCGATCTGACGTTCAAGAGCATTGCGCTGTGCCGATACTTCGTTAAGCTGCTGCAATGCAGCATCACGGGCGGCAGTATCCACACCTCTGTATGTTCTGCCGTTACGGGTAATAGTCTGTATTACAGATGCACTGTTTACAGCATCATTGGCAGCTCTCACCTGAGAATCGAGCATTTCCAGCTGCATATTAGCTTCTGTTATCATATGTTCGGCTTTCGCCTGTGTAAGTTCTCGCACGGCATCCGCCTGAATTGTATAGCCCTCGGTGGTCTCATTGATATATCGGGTAAGCTCGGGGTATTTCTCGATAAGCTCCAGCATCTGGCTTGTGCTGTAAGCAGTACCCTTGTTTACATTTTCAAGCACACCGATGAGGTCTTTGAGCTGGGACTTGTATGAGGAGACCTTTTTTGCAGCCTCATCATAAGCTTTTGAAAGGTCATTTTCCTTTTCGGTAAGGTCCTCTGTGGCTTGCTCGCCGTTCCTTACCGAATCAAGGTAGTGTCTGGTCTGATCGTCGGCATCGGCAAGTGATTCGGAACATTCACTGAGTTTTTCCTTGTTCTCCTCTTGTTTTTCGGTATTTTCACGAACAGCAGCAGATGTAGAAACAAGTGCAGTTGCGTATTCAGCAAGGGAAGCCCTTGCATTTTCCCGTTCTTGCCTTAGTTGTTTTAGTGCCTTTTCCTCAGCCTTATATTCATCCCATAATTGCCCATTTTTAAGCGGATTGGTATTATTGTAGACTTTTTCCCTTGCCAGCTCAAGCTGTCGTTCCTGTTTTGCGACCCCACTATCGAGTTCCGATTTCCTGTCTAATGCCTCATTGTATTCATTTTCAGCATCTGTGCGTTCGCCTTCCAGCTCGAACTGTTGTTTCATCAGTTCACTGCCGTACTGTGTGCGTGCCTGCACTTCCATGTAGGTCTCATAAGCATCTATCAGCTTTTTGACCTCTTCTTTCTGCATGGACATTTCGCCTGTAACGCTGTTGAAACTAAGTCCCAGCTCGGGTATCTTGCTGTTGAGGTCATCTATGTAAGCGCTCAGCTGCTGCTTTTCTGATGCAGAAAGCTTTTCGGCTTTCGCAAGGTCGAATATCTTATCGGTCAGATCGGTGTATACATCTCGTTCGTTGGCAATATCTTTAAGAGACTTATCACGTTCTTCATTGGACTGCCTTATGCTGTCAAGCAATTCATTATTGGCTTTTGCATACTCTTTGGCTTCATCGGACGCTTCTCCGACTATCTGTGCGGCTTCGTTCGCTTTAGTTATATAGACCACAAGTGCTGCGGAAACGGCTGCTATTCCTGCCGCAAGAGCCACATAAGGGTTCAGTGCCATAGTGGCATTCAGTCCTGCCTGCGCAGCCTCTGCGCCTTCCAGAGCAGCTTTCATAGCGAAGAGTGTTGTTACAAGCGCTTCTATGGTCTTGCCTATACTCAGTGCCGCTTTAAATGTCAACAGCCCTGCCGTTCCTGCTGCGATCTCCACACGAAAATCGTATATAGTCTTTATCAGGCTTGTGAGCATCGACATGAGCGAACTGAGCGTTGAGGCTACATCTTTTGCTATGGTGGTCAGCGTTCCGTCTTTCTTGGCACGCTGTACAAGCTTCAGAAGATCATCTATGCCGCCGTATAAAGTATCAAATGCACCTGCCATTTCCGAACCGACTATAACCTTGATGCCCTCTATCTGCCGTTTGGAAATATCCAGCCTGTCCTGGAATTTCTGCAATCCGCTCAGCGTGTCTTCATCGAATATAAGACCCATTCTGTCAGCCTGGTCGCCGTATTCCTTCAAGATCTGCGAACCTTCAACTATAAGAGGATTGAGCTGTGTGGCACTTTTGCCGAAAATGTCCATAGCATAGGCATCTCGTTCTGTCTGGTTCTCGACATTGCTGAGAGCATCTATAAGTTCATTGAATACAGTTTGACTGTCACGCAGAGAGCCGTTTGTATCAGTTATCTTTATGTGCAGTTTGTCGAACGCATCATATGCTTCGCCTTTGCCCGTCTTTGCGGCATTCTGCATATTAGCCGATAGCTTGCGCAGACTCGTTGCCAGGGTTTCCTGGCTTACGTCCACAAGCTTTGATGCGTATTGGAACCGTTGAAGTTCTTCTACAGAAACGCCTGTGATCTTAGACATAGCGTTAAGCTCATCTGTTGCCGACGCCGCAGATGCGGTTATTCCGCCTAATGCAGTGATGACTGCTGTTACTCCTGCGGCTGCTTTGCCGAGCATACCCGCAAGCTCCTCGGTAGACTGTGCCAGGTCAGAAGTCATCGCCTCGATAGTACGTTTATACTCATCACGGAGCTTGTTCAGCTGATCTTCTGTTTTCGCCAGCTCACGGTTATAATCAGCCCACTGCTGACTATCTATTTTACCTTCACGAAAAGCCTTTTCAACTTCCTTCTGAGACTGCCTGAACAGATCAAGCTTTTTCTGGACCTCATTTACCTTTTCGCCCATAAGGCTGAATTTCTGACCTACCAGTGCAACATTTGCAGGATCTAATTTCAGCCCCGAGTTGACAGTCTTGAGTGTCTGATCTATACCTTTCAGGTTGCTGTCTACTTCATTTACCGCATCTTTAAATTTCGTGGTATCGCCTTTAAATACGATATCGACAGTTATTCCCTTATAACTTCCTGCCAATCAGATCACCTACTCTCCAAAAAAATCAGCGGAGGAAACAAACTCACTGTCTCCGCCGCCGTAGCGCATATCCATGTATTTGTCTATCGTATCAACGACCATGCCCAGCGGCAGGTTGTTAAGGTCGGTCGTGTTCAGTCCGCACAACGCAGCACTTGCCATCAATTGTTCGGACGAATAGTCTTCATCACCGTTCTTGTCGTTGTCTCTGCCACTGAGAGAATGTTCAAATAGTATCTGAGAGATAAACAACGCCGCTTTAAGTTCTTTCTTTTTGAACATCGCAAGCCATTCATCGGGAGTCGGAAGCTTTTCTTTGGCACTCCTTGCCATTGCCCACAGCAGTCTGCATCCGACCACGTATGCTTTTTCTTCATCATTCCCGATGTCTGCCAGTTCTTCGGGGTATTCTCTGCCAAACTGTGCTTTATATATTATCAGCGCTCCTGCGGAAGCTCTTATTTTATAAGCTTTTCCGCCTGCTGTGATCGTCCTTTCCATATAATCGCTCCTTTTTCGGGCATGAAAAAACCGCTCTCGGGTGAGGGCGGTCAATCTTTGAATAAATCGCTGTCGTAGATCAGCTCAAACACGTCGGATACAGTTGTTTTTCCGGATCTTTTTATGAGATCAAGTACTTTATCGGCATTGTTGTATTGTTTGGCACGTTCTAAAATAAAAGAGATCTTTTCTTTCTTTTCTACGTTTGCATAAGGTTTGGAATCAGGGTAATCCATGCTTTCAAGCATAGTTTTAAGTTCAGTCATCATCACCATCGCTCCTGTCAATAGGCTCTTTTTCTAAGAATTCGTAGCTGCCATGTCCTCTTACTTTGAAAACGTATTTGTGATCGCCAACTGATTTGTAGTGTCTCTCCCCATTTATTTCAAAATCGGGGAAATTAGTATGCAGATAGCTTGATACGACCTCAACTTCAAAAGGTGACATATTCTGAGCAGCTTCTTTTCTTTCAGTATAGCCTAAGTGCTTAGGTTTGTCAACACTCTTTGCGGAAATTTTATCATTATCAGATGAAGTATCCGATTTTCCGGATATTCCGTCCCCTGTAGCAAACCGTCCTTTTTCATCATGGTTTGGGTTATATCTTACCTCTTCCCGAAGTTTATAGTAGAACATCGGGAGTTTCTCGGATATGCCGTGCCTTATCTTGATAAGATCAAACTGAATGACGACATTTATAGTTTTTTAGCCTGTTCATGTCAGTCAAACCAGTTATTGTAGATACTGATGTCCGCAGCATCCGCTCTTGCAAGCTTCTCGTTATAATTGCCGCTGCCTGTTGCGTTGACCGTCAGTTCCAGCTTATAAATATCAGCAGAGGGGTTGTCTGTGATGGTGCTCACATCAAAAGAAGGTCGGCTGAATACAGCGTTATATATCTTGTGACGAACAGGTCTTCCGCCGTTTTCGGTCTCATATAGCAGTTCTACTTGGTTCTGTGGGAACTGCCCCTCGATAAGTGCGCCTGATGAGTTTTCTTTCCACCCGAGAACATCTATCAGGAAAGTGCGGGGTATGCTCACTATCTCCAGTACAGCCTCACGGCTTGCCTCATGTTTTGCAAGGGACTCGGACAGCAGTAAACCGCTGTCCGTCCTTACAAGCACTTTGCGTTCCTGTGTCTGAGGCTTGAAACTCAGCCGTATCGCTCCGGGGAAACGTTTAGGTCTTATACTTGCGTTCCAGCCGATAACACGATAATGAAAATTGCAGAATCCTGTGTTATACTCACGCTGAGTCATTGCCGTTCACCTCGCTATGCTTCGGTCACATTGATAGTTATTGTATTAAACGTTGCAGGATCTTCTGTGAGTTCGCACTTGATGGTCACAGTACCCTTTGCAACGCCTGTTACTACACCGTACTGGTTTACTGTAGCATTGTCCTCATCGAGTGAAGACCAGGTAACAGCCTTACCCGAAGGAACTGTAACTGCTGTCAGCGTTATTGTTTCTCCTACTTCTACTGTACTGTCTCCCGAGAGTGTTATGCTGCTGCCGCTGGTGAAATCGGAAGGCTTGGGCACAGCGACAAAGAAATCGTTGAAAATAGGGTCGCCCTCTGTGCATACCGAGGTGATCTTTCTGTCGCCTTCACGGGGGATAGTGTTGATACTGATAGAGTCGCTGTCAATGGCAAGTTCACCGCTCTCCGTTGTGTGAGTAATGCCGGGCAGCTGTGTCAGTTCGTTATGATAGAGCACTCTGCGGCACTTCACTCCCTCTTCCTTGTATTCATAACCTACCGCAAATCCCAGAGGTACAACATCATCCGTTTCGGTAAAATCTTTCATGAGGCATATGTCTGTATAGAACTGCGGAGGAAGAGTAGTCAGCTCGATGTTACCGTTATAGCCGTTGTTCTTCTTCTGATTGATATAGCTTGCATTGTTGTCCGCCGCTATCCTGTTAGACGAAAACTGGTTAGCAAGGTTTATACGCTGAGCACCTCTCGCTCTGAACCAGTTGCCGTAAGTATATGCGGTCTCGTCGGCGGGGTCAGCGTCTATCTTATCATAGTCAATGTTCAGTATAGGCGCAAAATACAGCAGATCCACACCGCTTCTGTACTTCTTATTCTTGTTTTTACCCATGATTTACTCCTTTCAGATCTCATATACGGTCAGGTACCAATGCTCATCTTTAAGCCATTCTCTGCCGTATTTAGTGAAAAATATTCCTTCTTCGTCGAGCTTTTCGTCGAGACTGTCCTCGGTCTCATCGTCGCCCTTCGCCGTATACAGCTCCACACGGTATCTGGGATGCCGTATATGCGCCCTGTTATCCGCAGGGATAATATCGGGGTCTGCATCAAGATAAGCTATGAACGGCGGCGAGGGCACGCCTCGCTTGCCCGACCATTCGTTATAGGTAGTAGGGGCGACCTGTGAAAGTATCGACGCTAATTCCTTGCGTTTCATTTTCCATGCCTCCTGAGTATGTTATCAACAGCAGCTATCACAGCATTGTTGACCTCTTCCTGCACGGGTTGGATATGCTTGATAGCCTCAACATAGCGTTTTGCATCCTGTCTCTTGAATTTCTTGCCGGCAGGCAGCACCACTCTGTGACCGTTTTCGAGAAGATGCGTCAGTCTCGGTTTGGTCTTTGAAAGCAGCTGTATGCTGTCGGTCTGCGAAAACTGCGAACGATGTTTTGACTGCTTTTTCTTCCAGCTGTCACGGTAGTGCTCTCCGCCTTCGCTCGGCTTATTGTGGGGGCGGTAAGGCGAGGTTCGTTTCAGCTCGTTCTTGGCACGATTCGCTATCCTGTTGGCTTCTTTGTCGATGTCGTTCATGACTTCTGTTGAATACTTTTCAAGCTCATTCAGCAGCCCCGATATATCAGCTTTAAGCTCATTGTAAGCCATAGTCACACCCTCTTTTTAGCTGAAATTATAAGCTTTTCATGCATAAGCCCGGGGTCATTGATGAACAGTATATCGTATACCTCACCCTTAAAGAAAATACGGAAGTCCTGTTCATTGATGCGTGACAGGTTCTTTGACCACCTTATTGTGAATGTTACATCGCTTTCGGTGATCTCCTGCCTTGCCTGAAACTTTTCTGTTCCTGTGAACTGTGATACAGCACAGTGCACTGTAAGCATATCGTTCCAGATCTCTATCTGTTCTTCCTTTTCATCTGGTGTTACCATAAGCTCCTGTATAGTCAGTTTATAGCGCATTCTTCCCGGGTCGTTCATCATAACGGTCACCTCAGTAAATGGTTGTTGTACTGGTCAAGGATCACACTTACTGTGCGGTTGGTCTTCACCGCTGCATTTTCCTGCAAGCTGCGGTTATCATAGTTGTCACGCACAAGGACCATATAAGCCCATGTGATATCCTCATGTTCGTCTATCTCCTCATCGGTCAGCCCCGTGTACGAGCGTATAAACGCCCTGACGATGGACATGGCACGGGTAATGTGCTGTGTGTCCTGCTCGTCAAGGTCGTCTATTCGGCAAAATTCAGCCAGCTCTGCGAAAGTGACCTCACTCACCTTAGCACTGTACATATCTGCTTACGCCTTCATAGCAAGAGCTGTGAGCTTCTGGGCGTTCTCGATCTTAGAATCCATCTCCAGATATGCATATACACCCAGTGCGTGCTGAGTCGCAAACTTCTCACGCAGGATATTGATCTCCCAGTTCTCGGTCATCTTTACAGCCAGTCCGGAGAAATCACCGTAAAGTATAGCTCTCTTGCCTGCTGCCATATCAGGCATATTGTCCGATACATAGACCTCCTTGCCCAGCAGAGTATAGCCCCAGCGTGCGTTGAAGTCACGGTTAAGCAGGTAGTTGTTCTGACCGTCTTTCAGCTTGCGGATAGCAGTTCTTGTCTTCTTGGACATTACCCACACGGCATCGGTCTGATAAACATCGGGGATCTCTTCCTGAAGATCTATAAGCTCATCGGAAGTAACAGCAGTTGCAGATGTAGCTGTAACGCCTGCTGTAAGGGTAGACAGACCTGTGATCTTGCCCTCAGTGCCGTTGATAAGCTCCTTTTCTATCCACTTAGCGATGTTCTGCGCCATCTTATTGATAACAAATCCCACAAGGTCAAAGTTGGAATTGTTCAGCAGGGACTTTGAAATGACTGTGAGTACACCTGCCAGGAAGCCGCCGAGGGAAATGTTCTTGATAGAACCGACCTTGCTCTCGAGCTCGACAAATTCCTCCTGATAATCCATTGTGATATCTGCTTCACTGTCATCGTAGTAGGGAATTGTTATAGTGCCGCCCATGTTGTAGCGTGTTGCCATAGCAAAGATAGGGCTGATATTATATACCTTGTCGATGATCTTGTGTATGATCGTAGTAGGTATAACGGCACCGTTCTCACCCTTTGTCATATTGACTGCGGTATCCGCAGGTGCAGGATCGGGGTCATCTCTGACTTCAAGTCTTCCTCTCAGATAGCTATCGAAGACTCTGTATTCCAGCTGCTCCTTTGTGTCACCCTTTTCCTGTGTCTTGGGCTGCTGTTTACCTGTGTCCTCGATAGCTCTCATTTCGTCCATAGCTGCAATGGTCTTGTCCAGGTCTGCGACTTCTGCCTTTTTCTGCTCGAAGTCTGCCAGTTCCTCGTTGGTGAACGCTCTGGTTTCGGTGTTGGCAGCATCGACCAGTGCCTGCATTGCTGCCACGAGCTGATTTCTCTTTTCGATAAGTGCTTTAAGCTTTGTCATAAGTTTTTACTCCTCTCAGTTTTATCAAGTCAAGCTCCGCCTGCCTGATCGTATTCGTGTTTATTACGGTTTTATCTTCCACCGTGTTTTCTTCCTCATTCTGCCTGTACTCATATTCTGTCGCATTGCCGTCCCTGACCTCAACGGACGTGGCAGGATATGCAGGACGCTTAGTCAGTATGCTGACCTCGACGAGGTCAAGCCCCGAAATACTGCGGGTGTATACGCCCTTGTCATCAGGCTCGCTCCATTCTTCTTTGGGGTTCGTGAAGCCGAAGCTCCAGCCTGTGAGTTTGCCGCCCCTTGCAGCATTGACTATTTCCATATCGGAAATAGTTGCTTCGGCATGAAGTCCGATATTGTCTTCACGCAATTCAACAGCTGTGTCGATAGTGCGTTCATGATTGAACCTCAGATCTACATGAGCGTTGCGTCTCAGGCTCTCTGCAAAAGTACCCGAACGTATGACCTCAGCAAAATTTCCCGGGGCAGTTCGGCAAACTCTCTGCGGCAGCACCGCCGAGCGCCTTTCCACGGCGTTCACATAGCCCGAAAGATTTACGCTGTCGGACCGTATCTCTATCTTCACATTACCACTCCTTTCGTGATTTTGGTATGAAAAAAGCACTTGCTCGAGACATTTATGTCCTTAGCAAATGCTTAGTCGTCTATTAGACCGCTTGATGTGTGTTCAAGCGCATTGAATTCAGCCATAGCCTCTGTCATGTTGGCATATACAACTATTGGCTTGCCATGTTCATCGAGTTTGGCGAACTCTTTCTTTGTGGTGTTGGTGCATTCCCCGAATTTGGCATCCGGGTTATACTTGCACGATGTTTTAGGGCATTCGGTATTCTTTGTGTGGTCACACAAGTACAGCGGAAATTTGTAGCTGTCCATTTTATCACCTCCGAATGGGCATGAAAAAACCGCCTAACTTAGTTAAGCGGTCACTTTGTATTCGTACCGAGTACCTGTCTTTCTATCCTGTCCTCAACTCTGCGGTTCATCCACATCAGAGCTTCTTCTATGTGAGTGAGGGCGCAGGCGTTTTCACGGCAGGAAAATTCGCCGCTCTGGAAGCCTTTGAGCCTGTCACGAACTATCTCCAACAAATCAGTGTCGAGAACACCATGAGTGCTGTTCGGGTCTTTCCTCGGTCCGTTCTGGAATACTATCCTGTCCTCACAGTTTTCACCGCACTTGACAGCGTATTCGTGACTAGCGCCGCCGACACCCGCTTCATCAACAGCGTAGACGGTGTTCAGTTTCTCACGTTTCTGTATCGTGCTTAATTCTCTCATTTTCATCAGTTCCTTTCTGTTTTTGAGTATAATAAAGCCGCTCTCAGGTGAGGGCGGTCAGTCGAGTATTTTTAGGTCATGTACGTCTGTTTCGTAAAGCCAGTTCGGAACGATACCATCATCAACAGAAATAGAGGCTAATCCGTTTTCTCCATCATCTGCCGGTGTGTACAGATCAACTTTTGCTTTTCTCTTTATACCATTGGCATCGGTGAATTCAACTGTATGTCCATATGCTGATTTTAACAGTTTTGCTTTGGCTGTCACATTATCACTCCTTTGGATACGCCGGAACAATGTGTGCTCCGTCTTTTGAAAAATGAATTGTGCCTCTGTGAGTTTCAGTAGCGATGAATGTTTCATCATCTACAAAATAACCTGTAAATTTTTCGTCTCTGAATACAGCTAAGAACTGTCCGTCTGGCTGCTTTCGCAACTCAGCTGTTTCGATATTGCGGTTTATTACCTGCTGTATCTCCATTTTGCTCAACTTGGTGTAACTGGGGTGTTCACCCTTGGCAATTCGCTCGTTATAGGCATTAGATCCGTATTTGTGGGCTTCTTGCTTCTTGTTGACCTTTGTAGAGATTTTACCTGACTTTCCGGCTTCATCAAATTCTTTTCTTATTATATCATCTTTTGCAGATTTGTCAACACTTTTCGATGACTTTTCATCAGATTTTTGTGTTGAACTCTCGGAGCCTGCTGCACCACCGTCACCGCTGGTGAACTGACCGTTATGCGGGTCGTGGTTCTCGTTATATCTGACCTCATCATCGACCTGCTTTACCGCCTCACCCATCTTCACATAAGAGTTGGTATTAGGTGTGTAGATAAGCTGTGTTTTCGGGTCATAAAGCACATCGTCAAGCCCAAGACGGATCCAGTTCAGACCGAGTGCAGGCATATCCTCTTTGTAGCGTATCTCGTCAGCCTGCATGAAGTTGCCCTCGATAGCCAGCTTGTATGCCTGGAAGCGTTTGAGTATATCGCCCCTCTCCAGTGCTGAGGTATCGCAAGCCCAGTACATCGAGTTCTTTTCATCCTCTAGCAGCATACCCTCATTGAAAGCCTGCTCCATCTGCTCGATTATGGGTATGACCGCAGTTTTTACCGCCGACACGATATCATCATCGCTTGCCCCCTGCAAAGCCTTAGCCGAAAGCAGGAAGATCATTGTAAGTGCATCGTTATTGGTCAGCTTATTCTCGTTGAGCTGCATTTCCGTAGATGTGGCAGAGGTCTCTTTGTAATCAAGACCGTTATTGAGCACCATTACATTGTTGCTGCGCCGGCTGTACAGCTCTCTCCAGGCACGTTTGATGTCCTGCATTGCTTTATCTGTCAGCTTGTTTGCCGCTTTAAGGAACCCTTTCTTATTGCCGCCCGTATCCATGAGCATTTTCTCGAATTTCATTGTATCATACATAAGCGCTAACAGCTCGCCGTTAGTGTCAATGATGCTTTTGCCCTCGAATCCGTTTGATGTATTACGGCACAACCTCAAAAAATCCCAGTAATAGTACCTTCTGTCGGCTATAAAAATATCAGCATCCTTGAAGATCGGGTCGGTGCTGATGTTGATGGATATATTCTTCTGCTCGACATATCTCAGCGATCTCCAGCCTGACCACATCTTGTCTATGTAGATATAGCCCTGACCATGCCCGAAATAATCCGTTACCCAGGCTTTTTTCATCTGATATGCATTGAGGGAGTCACCCGTAGAACCATTGAGAAGTTCGATCCTGCGGTCTTTTGAGACTTCTTCGGTGTGATTGCCTTCTTTATCGGAAGTTTCACGGTAGAGCTTTATGGGAACTCTCGCACATATGGAGCTTATGAAATCTATGCTTGCCGATATAGGCGGCAGCTGCATTGCTTTGTCGAGATCTATCTCTGTAGTTTCTACGCCGAATGCTCTCGCAAGGTCAGCAGCAGGATCATCGGGGCGAAATCCCACATTATCGTCACGTTTTTCGAGTTTTGCCTTTCTCTTGAATATCGACATTGTTATCACCTCCAAATAACACAAGCACCGTGTTTTGTCAATTCATGTCTGTACGCCGAAATCGCTCGGGGGCGACAACAGCTCATTTTCGTTGATAAGATAAACAGCGTCAAGCGTTGCCATCACCAGATCGACCTTGCCTGCGCTGCGTTTCTTGTTTACATAGGGATTAAGATTAGTATCTCTTGTACATCTGGAATTCTGCACATTTATCTCAAAAAGCTGATTGTCTTCATCATATGCGACCAAACCTTTATACACATATTCCCTGAACAGCTTGACCACCGGTGACAGCACCGAGCTGTGCTGTCTTACTTCCACGCACTCTATCGGGTCTTCGGCAGCTTCAAGTCGCTGTACCGTAGCAAGTGCGTTCCTTCGGTCAAAGCCGAGCTGGATAAGTTCAACACCATATCTCTCGGGCAGAGACTGTATAAAGCGTTCGATCTCGTTATAGTCAACTATAAGGCTGTCTTCATCGCCTGTAGCAAAGCAAAGACCTTTTTTGCGGAGTTTTTTATAGTTGACGTGCTCTTTGGTCGATTTGATCTCCTCCTTGCCCGCAGGATAGAATGCCCATACTTTTAGGTACAGCACATCTTCCCAGAGACAAGCCATTGCAACACCGGTATTGTCGTCGCTTTCAGCAAAGTCCGTGCCGACATATACCTGTTTGCCTTTCCAGAAGCTGTCGGGTATTTTTCTGCGGCATTTGCGAAGCTTGTCTATTTCGATATAGCCCTCACTTCCAAGACCCTTGTACTGTATATTACAGTGCTTTGTAAGGAAGTTTTCACGTTTGTTTTCATAAAGTATAGCTTTTACTCTGAGCTTCAGTATCGCTTCCAGGACCGTCTTGTTATGACAAGCAACGGGATTGGACTGGAAAATGACATTTATATCTGTCTGCCAGTTTGCAATGATCTCTTCATCAGGTTCATAGAGCAGTGCGAACACTGTAGGGTCCTTTATGAGCCCGTCGAGTATCTTCTTTGCAAGATCGACCTCATCTGTGAAGACGCTCTCTTCCTCGGGATACTTGGTCGATATGATTATACCCAGCTTGTTGAGCAGGGTTATCTGTGATGACCTCATCGCTTCCACAGGGTAAGTGTCCAGAGCACCTGCCTCATCGGCAAGGTATGCATTGGCAAGTCTGCCGTCCATATTATCTGTGGAGTAGGCGAGAGGCGTATATTCACTGTTTTTGAGCTTACAGGTTATCATATCCCGTGTGACCTTAAAATGTCTCACCAGTGCAGGAGAGGTCTTGATGATCTTCCTGGCGGCAAGCCTTAACTCACTCGACAGCTTGTAGTCGGGGGCAACAGAAAAGAACCTCGAAAAATCGGGTTCTGTCAGCATCAATATGATAAATATAACCGCCGAGGTAAATGTCTTGTAGTTTTTTCGGCATATCTCCAGCAAAGCCGTTTCATAAAGCCGTCTGCCGTCCTTGCGAAGTGTGCAGAAGATAGCCGTTATGAAGAACAATGCATAGGGCTCAAGACCTTCATACATTGGACATCTCAAGTCGGGGTGAACCATGAGCATAAGTATCTTGCGTATCAGTGCGTATTTTGTCATGCTCACATAGATACCGTCATCCTCGCCCTTAGCGTACCCGACCCATATCTCGGCTTGTTTGCGCACATATTTCGGCACTCTGGGTGAGCCTGAATTTGCGCACCATACAGCATATTTGTAAGCCGTAGTATTTTCTATTTTCATGTTATCAACTCACTGACACCTCCGTATTTTTTGTATAAAAAGACCGCCTGAATCATTCAGACGGTCGAGATATCTGAAAGGGACTGCCTTATCGCTAAAGCAGTCCCCAAAGAGACGGTATTTTGGCGGGTGTGCCCCTTCCCGCATTTCTTTTGACCCAAAGGGTGTGTAGCAGCACGCTCTCTACTTCAAAACACCTATTCTTATTTTATATTCATTATACCACATTTATTCTGATTTGTAAAGTACTTTACACTTTTTTTCTAACTTATTAAGATTTTTATCCCTAATTCTGTAAAAAGTCATTACCGAATTTATACGGTTTGTCTCTTCACTTTCAAGTATAACTTTTGTGACGACATTCAAATTTGTATCCGGCAACC